CAGAGTATTCTAAATTAATTCAAAATTGGAATATTACCAATTTATCCTATGAAGAACTTTTGAGTGAAAATAAGAAAACCTTTGTTTATCTTGATCCTCCTTATGATATTAAGGATAATCTCTATGGGCGTAAGGGATCTATGCACAAAGGATTTGATCACGATAAGTTTGCTGCTGATTGTGATTCTTGTGGTATGGATCAATTGATTAGTTATAACTCGGATCAACTTGTAAAGGATCGTTTTAAGAACTGGAATACTGGTGAGTTTGATCTTACTTATACAATGCGTTCGGTTGGTGAATATATGCGAGAACAAAAAGAACGCAAGGAATTGTTGTTGTTTAATTATAATTAAGATTTGTTATGGAATTGAAAAATTGGTTGAATTCAATCAACTTTACAAAAGAAGATCTATCAGAGCATATTAAATCATATTCTCCATTTATTATTAACAGATGTTTATCTGGGCATATTGATTGTATAATGTATTCAAATGAAATGAATATGAACAGTCATTTAAGTAATAAAATGCAATATGATTTTTATATAAATAGTATTCGAAAGAGAAGTAGATTTTCTCCTTGGGTTTATAAAGAAAAAATTAAAGAAATTGAATATGTTCAAAAATATTATGGATATAGTTATGAGAAGGCATATCAATCTTTAAAAATACTTACAAGAAAGCAAGTTGAATTTATTAAAAAATCATTTGAAACAGGTGGAACTAAATGACCAACATTACTGAAGCAAAGGTAGATTGGAATCCAAATATGATGATTGAAATTATCTTGGGCGAACCAGATGATTTCTTGAAAGTACGTGAAACTTTAACTCGTATTGGAGTCGCATCAAGAAAGGAGAAAAAATTATATCAATCAGCACATATTTTACATAAGCAGGGAAGGTATTATATTGTTCATTTTAAAGAACTATTTGCTTTAGATGGAAAGTATGCAAATCTCACAGTGAATGATATTCAGAGGAGAAACCGAATTATTAAACTTTTATCTGATTGGGGTCTTGTTAATGTAGTTAATCCAGAACTTGTTGTAGATATTGCTCCATTAAATCAAATTAAAGTTCTTGCATATAAAGAGAAGAGTGATTGGATTTTAGAGCAAAAATATTCAATTGGAAAAAAAAGAGTACAAGAAACCGAATAAAAAAATACGGGGATTCGCACCCCCTTTTTTATGCTTAGTGTTATAAATTATTAATGATCGCCTTATTGGGATCGCAAAATCAAACCTCGCTTTTAAAGGAGATACCATAATGACTAACCTTACAAGGTATAAAACTGCCGATCTTCCTACCTTATTGGATAGAATTACCCGTAATAGTATTGGAATGGACGAATACTTTGATCGTCTATTCAATCTTCATGAAACAACAACAAACTATCCTCCATATAACTTGGTTCATGTAAGTAATGTAGAATCTCGTTTAGAACTTGCACTTGCTGGATTTAAAAAGAAAGAAGTCAATGTCTACACACAAGATGGCAAACTCTTTGTGGAAGGTCAGAAGGAAGATAAGGAAACTGAAACTCAGTATCTCCACAAAGGTCTGGCTCAACGGTCATTTACACGAGCGTGGACGCTCTCTGATGACACGGAAGTCGGATATGTATCCTTTGAAGACGGACTCCTCTCTATCCACATAAGAAAGATCGTTCCAGAGCATCACAAGAGAAAAGATTGGTTCTAAATATATTGGGGACACCCAAATATCGTCGCCGCAAGGGAGTTCCTGGCAAAACCCAGGTTGACTCCCATTTTTTTTACTGCTAGAATGTATTTGTAAGATTATTAAAATATGACTGTAAAACTTGTTTTGCTAAAATCTGGAGAAGATATTATTGCTAATGTAAACGAAATTTATACTTCTGATTCAGATGTAATATCTTCAGATAAAATAGATTCCGATAAAAATAAATTGATTGCTTATTTATTTAAAAGACCTTGCTCCGTAAAACTGCGTAGTTTTACTCCAGAAGCAGATGGTAAAAATGGATTTCAAATTGGATTAAATTCTTGGATTCCACTTACTAAAGATGAATCAATTCTTGTTCCACTTGATTGGGTTGTTACTATGACGACACCTATTGATAAATTGATGGAAATGTATATGACTGAAGTTGTAAATAATGAGGATAATAATGATAAAAATACTAAATTTAATTAATGGAATTCTACTAATCTCAAAAATTGAAGAGGTTGGAGTTGATATTGGAGAACCTGATTGTAAACTTACAGAACCTTTTTTATTATCTGAAAATTCTTCTAGTAATGATATAGTATTATTACCTTGGCTAATGGAGTACACAAATCAGAATAATATGATGATTTCTTCTGATAAAATACTTACCATAGTTGACCCTAATACAAAACTATTGAAAAAATATGAGGATTTAATTAAATAATGAGATTTTATACAAACATCCAGATGGTTGGAAACGAATTTCTTGTTCGTGGATATGAAAATGGCGAAAGTGTAATGTTTAGAGAGAGATATAAACCAACACTATTTGTAAAAAGTAAAAAAGAATCCAAGTATAAAACTCTTGAAGATGAAAATGTAGAACCAATTCAACCTGGTTTTGTAAGAGATTGTAGAGAATTTTATAAAAAATATCAGGATGTTGATGGATTTGAAATTTATGGGAATGAGAGATTTATTTATCAATACATTTCAGATAAGTATCCAGAAGAAGAAATAAAGTTCGATATTAAAAAAGTTAAATTAGTAACTCTTGATATTGAAGTTGCATCTGAAAATGGATTTCCAGATACTGAATCTTGTTCTGAAGAAATATTAACAATCTCAATTCAAAATTATTCAACTAAGAATATTTTGACTTGGGGGAGAAAACCGTTCAATAATACTCAATCAAATGTGAAATATATTCACTGCGAAACTGAAATTGAATTACTTAGATCTTTTTTGGATTTTTGGGTACATTCCACTCCAGAAGTAATTACTGGGTGGAATATTCAACTTTACGATATTCCTTACATTTGCGGTAGACTTGAAAAAGTTCTTGGAGAAAAGGAAATGAAATCTTTCTCTCCTTGGGGTCTTGTAACTAGGGATGAAATTATTATTTCTGGAAGAACTAATATTGTTTATGATGTTGGTGGTCTTACTCAACTAGACTATCTTGAATTGTATCGTAAATTTACATATAAAGCGCAAGAATCTTATAGGTTGGATTATATCGCAGAAGTTGAATTGGGTCAGAAAAAACTTGATCACTCTGAATTTGATACATTTAAAGATTTTTATACTCAAAATTGGCAAAAATTTGTTGAGTACAATATTGTTGACGTTGAACTTGTTGACCGTTTGGAAGACAAGATGAAACTTATTGAACTTGCATTGACGATGGCTTATGATGCTAAAGTTAATTATGCAGATGTTTTCTATCAAGTGAGAATGTGGGATACAATCATATATAATTATCTAAAGCGTAGAAATATTGTTATCCCACCAAAGAAAAAAACAGAAAAGGATGCAAAGTATGCTGGTGCTTATGTGAAAGAACCTGTTCCTGGAATTTATGATTATGTTGTGAGTTTTGATCTCAATTCTCTATATCCTCATTTGATTATGATGTATAACGTATCTCCAGAAACCCTTTTAGATCAAAAACACCCATCAGTCTCAGTAAATAATATTTTAAATAAATCTGCTGATTTTACTGAATATAAAGATTATGCTGTCTGTGCAAATGGTGCGATGTTCCGTAAGGATGTTCGTGGATTTCTTCCTGAGTTAATGGATAAAATGTATGGAGATCGTGTCATATTCAAGAAAAAAATGCTTGCAGCAAAGCAGCAGTATGAGAAGACTTCTACTAAAGAACTTGAAAAGGAAATCGCCAGATGTAACAACATTCAAATGGCGAAAAAAATTGCACTTAATTCAGCCTACGGTTCCGTGGGAAATCAATACTTCAGGTACTATAAATTAGAAAATGCTGAAGCAATCACATTATCTGGACAGGTTTCAATTCGTTGGATTGAAAATAAAATGAATCAATATCTAAATAAACTACTTAAAACTAATGAGGTGGATTATATTATTGCTTCTGATACCGATTCCATTTATCTTAATTTGGGTCCTCTTGTTGACAAGATATACAAAGGAAAAGAGAAAACTACTGAATGCATTGTCAATTTCCTTGATAGGATCTGTGAAGTTGAACTTGAAAAGTATATTGAAAGTTCTTATCAAGAATTGGCAGACTATGTAAATGCCTATGATCAAAAAATGCAGATGAAACGAGAAAATATTGCTGATCGTGGAATCTGGACTGCGAAAAAGCGTTATATTCTTAATGTCTGGGATAGTGAGGGTGTTCGTTATGAGGAACCTAAACTTAAGATGATGGGAATTGAAGCAGTTAAATCTTCTACTCCAGCACCTTGTCGCAAAATGATTAAGGATGCACTCAAACTTATGATGAGTGGCACTGAAGATGAAATTATTAACTATATTGATTCTTGTAG